AGCCTAGTGGACCAGCCGAATAGGTTTTTACGGAACAAGGACCTGATAGACCAGGCGTATCTCAATGAAGTTCATGTGATAGGAGCAGGGGGCATCGGTTCATCCGTTGTCCCCTTGCTGTCTATTATGGGATTTAAACATGTAGTCGTTTATGACCATGATAAATTAGAGGAACATAATTTATCATCAAGTTTGTATCCCACAATGTTCTTAGATACGAACAAAGCTGAAGCAGCTGTCATACAAGCAAGAGAGTATAATCCAAACATTCATGCTGATAATTTTGGTGAATGGTGGAGTTATATGTGGGATGACAAAACTGGAATGGGAAATAAATATGACTTGAGAAAAGTTATAGTTTGTCCAGATAATATGGAAGTAAGGATAGATGCTTATAATGCATGGAAAGTGTATATAGAAAGCAACCCTTGTATTAGCAATACAGCATTCTTTATTGACATAAGAATGGACGCTTTGGCACTTGAAGTAATTACTGTAACTCCATATAATATGGATGCTTACGAGAATTACTGGAAGCCGTCAAAGGATATTGAAGATGCTCCGTGTACTATGAAGCATACAATATTTACTTCATCAATTTCAGCTGGTTTTGGAGTTAACCAAGTATTTAATGTACTTGGAAAGAGGCCTTTTAATGAGTATATTTGGATAGGTTTGGTGCCTTTACAAATTAAGAAGAAAGGTCTTATTGTTCCTAAATAGATATAAAGCTGCGTGGCTGGTATTGTAATGACCCTGTTGTTATTATAATCAAATGAAACGGTATGTTCCTCCTTTCTAGTCACGCAGATTTATAATTGGAGTAGTATGAAAAAGAAAACTGGTCCGAAAGAACGATATCAATCAGATCAAAAATCTTATTATATCAGAAATTGGAAATGGCCTTACAATGGTGAGAATGATCCATCATATATTAAGGATAAAAGAGAACTCTTTGAAAGAAACCAAAATGGATGGTTTGTTTATTCAGGAGTTAAAGGTATTAAAATACCAAAAGAGTATCAGAGTAAAAATGATTGGAGGAATAGGTAATGAAAACACCTACGGTAAACATTCATGGCAAAGAATATGTAATGGTAAAGGACAGAATTGTTGCCTTTTACAATGCATATCCTTATGGTTGCATTAGAACAGAACTTGTTGACTACAAAGATGGTGATTGGATAGTAAAAGCATATTGTTTTACGAATCCAAACGAGCATCCTGAAACTTATTGTACAGGCCTCGCACATGAATCTCATGGGAGTAGTCAAATTAACCAGACTAGTGCTCTGGAAAACTGCGAAACTTCGGCTGTAGGCCGTTGTCTAGCGATGGCTGGCTTTGGGACTGAAGAGTCTATCGCGTCAGCTGAAGAGGTGAAAAATGCTATTCATCAACAAGGGCATTCTACACCTAACAAGGCACTGGCTAGATAAGGAGGTGTCACTATGGCACATTACAGACCACAAGCAACAGAAGGAGCACGCTCATTTAAAAGCAAAGCTCCTTGGTTAGGTTATCAAAGTGCTTGTATTCGTGAATTTAGGGATAAAACCAGTGAGTATGACTGGGCTGACCTGTATCTGGAAATAGAACTCCAGACTGAAGGAAGTCAGTATCCCCAGAATATAAGAATATTTGGTAGCTTTGATAAAAATCCTGACGGTACCATTAAAAAGAATACGCTTTTAAACAGAATTACGTATTTAGTAGATGCTACCGGCTGGAAAGGCGGCGTTGATAAGAATGGAAATTGGGTAGATGATGATGGTGAGATTACTGATCTTGCTGCAACATTAAATGCTCACTTTGCTGTTCCCAAAGACGTGGACCCTGAGTATAAATACTTAGTCTATGTTTACAAAGAATGGGTAGTAAACAAAGACACGGGAGAAGGTAAAGCCTTCACCAGAGTAGATCCCCGGTTAACAGATAGTACTGATCATACGGCCGTTACTAAGTTTAAGGATTATATAAAATTCCTAAAAGCTAAGGGCATTATAAACGAGTACTTTCCACCGGATAACAATGATGAGGGACCATGGAATGCATCAGAAACAGTTATTACTCCGGTAAATAGACGGCCTGTAGTAGTTACCGCATCTAAAGAATACGATAAACCTGGTATTAAAGATGCAACATCTAAGCAGGATAGACTCCCATTCTCATCTAGTTAAATGTACTGCGAGATAGCCATAGGAGGCCCTCATAACAGAGGGCTTCTTATGGAACTTGGAAGAGATATTCATGAGTACATTCACAATGAAGGTGAGACTATGCCTATTTACAGGTCAACATATGTCTATGATGATGAGGCAGTTGAATATGTAAAGGCAAACGGTACCTTAAAGAACTTCTTTGGCTCAAGGAGCATTGATGTTGTACCTATCGACATTGATAGGAAAGACAACAGCGATGAACATACACTAGATATTGCTCGATCCATTGTAATGGATTTGGTTGATATGGGAGCCCCCGAAGAAGCAATAATGCCAATGTTCAGTGGTACCGGTTATCATATAATTGTAGATGCAGGAATATTTACATTTCCTGCAAAGTCCAAGGATTTACCATTCATCGTTAAAAGAACAATCCTTGGAATATGGGACGACCTTGATGCATCTATATATTCTAGAACAGGGATATACAGGCTTGAGCATACTCTGAATCAAAAGAGTTCTCTGTACAAGATTCCATTAACTCACAGTGAATTAAATAATATGGCAGCTGAGAGTATAAAGGAATATGCCAGGACAAGGTTTACTAACTTGGAAATGAACCATCTTGACATAATTGGTGAAGGGAATGGGGAATTAAAAAGCCATGTAACAACTAATATCCCAAGTGTAAGAGCATTTACTAATGTAACTGAACCTAGGAATGTCGTTCCTTGTGTTCAGGAAATGTATTCACAAGGACCAGAACATGGTCAGAGAAATGATTACATCTTAAGAATAGCATCACATTTCAGGAGAAATGGAATACACTCTGATGCCACCAAGGCTGCATTGCTATGGTGGAATAAGAACTCCATGAAAGAAGAGATAGTACTAGATAAGGTAGAAAGTGTATACAATCGCGGGTATAAGTACAGTTGTCATGATCCATTAATGGAAAAACATTGTAAACCACGATGCATTTACTATAAACATAAGGACTATCTTGTTGAAACATATAGTGCACGTGATATGCAAGAAGAGTTAGAGTATAGGCTCACTGCTGATTTTACTGGCAGGAAAATAGACTTAGCCAAATTATTTGGACTAGGAAACGTCGATACTGTAATATATCCAGGCGAACTTGTTACCATATGCGGACCAACTGGTTCAAATAAAACAACATTAGCTCAGAATATTGCATTAGCATATCATGCCTTAGAAGATGTAATAGCCAAGGATGAACAAATATCTACATTATATCTTAGTCTTGAACTGTCAAGCTGGATGATGCACAGAAGGAATCTTCAGATTCTAACTGGACAGTCAAAAGAACAAATAGGTAGAAATGTAAAAGAAATGTTCAAATTTCATAAAAATGAACTTGATCATATTGTTGTCCAAACAGTTGCACCTACTATAAATCAGATTGCTGATAAAATACGTGAATTGCAGCCTGCATGTGTAATTGTAGATTATATTGACCTTGTAGAACCCCCAAAAGGGATGAGAGGTGAATATGAGACTATCAGGTACATATGTCATCAGCTATCCAGTTTAGCTGTAAACCTTGATATTATAATCATACAGATTAGTCAAACATCAAGGGAATATAGCAGGACAGAGATACTTGACCTGTATTCTGGGAAAGGAAGTGGAGCAATCGAAAATGCTTCAAGGAAGGTCATGATTCTTCAGGGAAATGCAAAGAGTCCTTACAAAACTATCAAGTTATTAAAGAACTCTGACGGTGACCTCTGGGAAATCGACCTTAAATGGCAACCATCATTTAGAATGAGGAGAACATACGATGGCGACAACGCAGGAGATAGTCAAGCAGTTACTTGAACTGGAAGAAACCATAGAAGGTCAAGTAGAGTCTCAGCATGAACGTGATACAAGAAACACGCTTCAGTTAGAAATTCAACAGAAAATTGAAAGTATAGATGAATTTCTAATAGAAGTAAGAAAGCGTGAATTTGTAATGGACGCTTCTATAGAGGCACTAAAAGAGGAAGAAGATCGGTTAAAAACAAGGAGAAGAGCACTTTCTCGAACAAAAGACTGGTTTAACCAGAAATTACTTCCTTTTGTAATTGAAAAGCTAGGAGATGAGGACGGAATTTGGGAAACTGATATTGCTAGATATAAGTTATATGAAACTTATGGAGAAGTAAAAGTTGACCAATCCCTTGTTGATGACAAATACAAGAAGGTTGAAGTCCGTGAATCTATTGACAAAAGTAAAGCAAGAAAAGATGCAATGAATGCTCATAAAAATGGAAAGTTAATAAAAGGACTTTCTATAGAACGTCTTAAAAGGGTAAGAAGATCATGAGTATACGTGACATTGTAAAATTTAATATATACAATGATCACGTAGAAAATATTAGCTTGAAAGGATATCAATTAACTTTATTCAACCTAATATCTTGCGGGATTGAACTCGGAGAAGATGTTACAAATTCATACATTCATCTGATTATGTCAGCATGGAGAGCCTCAATAGCGGTTCAGTTTATGTTTAATTGGAAATAAAGCCTTGGGGATATGCACTATCATCCTTACCTCGGATTAACCCTACCTATGCGGTTATGATAAGTCCGTGTGTATCCCCAACTTTTAAGGGCAGCTTTAGAGAAAAGCTTGTTCCAATACATCGAACATATTGGAACCAGGCATACAAACGCTTGATGAGGAAAATATCAATCCTTAAAAGTAACCTTAGAAAGCGTTCTGAAGAGAACGATGTAATATTCAACATAACTTTAGATGAGTTAAAAGAATTATTTTTAGAAAACTACGGCAAAGAGTGCAAATATTGTGAAAAACAATTAAATATCAGGACAATAGCATGTGACCATATTATCCCCCTTTCAAAGGGAGGAGATTCTGTAATTGAAAATCTTCAGCTTATTTGCAAAACATGTAATACACGTAAAGGTCCTCTTGATGAAGAAGATTACTTAAGTTTAATAGATTGGGTTAAAAAGCAAACTATGGAAGTAAGAGAATATATTATGAGGAAATTGGCAAAAGGAGGAAGATACTAATGGAAATGAAAAAAGTAACTTTAAATGACAGAGACTATGACAGGGTTATAAGAGCTCTTAAATGTTATAGAGTAGAATGTTATTCAAATGACGACATGCTTGAAATGGATAAAGTTACATCTTTTCTTGAAAGAATGGATAATAATGATATAGAAAAGGAAATCCAGAAGGCTCAAG